GCTTCAGAGTCCCGAGAATTAAATTCGGGACTGGATCGACCTGCAGGTAAGGTCGCCGCTGCGTCGAGAAGGCAAAGACGGGGGCTACGGGCTGACTACCTGCCATAGCTCAAGCCCCCTCTTTGGGACAATGTTACGACGTCAGACGAGCTCGTATGTAACGTGGCTCGAAATCTGCCCCGTGGTGCCGCCTGTGAAAGCCGATAGCGAAGTCTCTCCGAGCGGCTGCGTGTTCCCGACCACGGTGATTTCCTCGCCCGGACGCGCCACCCAGCGCACAATGCCGCCGTATGCATTGAAGCTCAGGTTCAGCATGTGAGCCGTGGCACTTCGCTGGGGCTTTACCGTGCCATTCGTGATCGTCGCACGTGCGGTGGTGCCGGGGGCGGTTGCGGTCGCATCGAGCAATGTGTTGTTGCCGCCCGAGGTCGTCCCAGTGCCGACCGTCGAGTCGCGGCCGAGCACCATGATGGTCGGGGAGCTCGATGATGCCGCCTCTCCTCCCATATACACCTCGCTGATCTTGAGCTGCATCGTGCTGCTGCCGCCCTGAAGTACAGCGAGATAGGTTGAGTCGACGAGGTTTACGGCATCCCCGGTCGCTGTCGGCGTGATCGAGTTCACCGCATAGGAATAGCGAGCCATCAGATATCTCCTTCTCCGAGCGCGGGTCCTCGTCCGCGACGGGTCTTACGGTTTAAAAACTCAGCCGCTGCGCTCCTTGAGCTCGGCGGCCGTCAAAACTTCATCGACAATCTGCTGGAATGGACGGCAGACCAACGTCCTGGCCTTCACGGCCGAACACGCATCGCAGATTATATGCTCGCACCCGCGGCAATATGCACGTTCGCGTGTCCGCGACGGATTGATCACCACGATTGCCTGACAGTGCCCGCAGGTATAGGTCGCGCTCTCATACACTTTCTGGCGGGCGATCTCGACGGGGAGCCCTGCCGCGAGCGCGATCGCCTCGCTGATCCCCGGGCCCGCGCGGTGATCGATCAGCAGTTCGCCTTCCAAACTGCGTAGCGACTTCACAGACACGCCTGCCCGAGGAATATCGGGCTCGCCCCCGACAGGTCGGTCCCGGTCCACCCGGCGAGCAAGTCCGTCTGCCCGGCATCAAAACCCATGATTCCCCACGTGCCGCTCGCGATGGAGCTGTCGGTGACCGAGTTGACGATGACGCCCGCCAGTGTCGCGGCGATCGTGGTTCCGATGCACTGAATTCCCCATATCTGCCCGTTGGTCAGTACATCGGAACCGCTGAGAATCGTCGTGAACGAATTCAGCTTCTGAATCTGCCAGCCCTTATCGGCGGTCGCGCCGTCGGTGTTCAGGAACAACCAATACGCCGATTGATCGCCCGCACCCGTACCCGTGAGTCGCACGCAGCACCCCGGTTGATATGCGGATCCCAAGCTTGCTGCGACATACGTTACCTCGGAGCGCATGTCGTTTCCGGATGGGCTCGAGGCGCTGTACTTTGACGTGCATACCGTTCCGGTCTGCGTCTTACTCGCCTGGTTACTCACGATGCCCCAGCCGGCGACAATATCGGTCCAGTTCGCTCCGAGCGTTCCCGAGTTAGCGCGCGTGAAATTATCGGACGGCATTTATGAGAGGTTACAGCCGGGGAACAGCGACGGGCAAGCCGTGTTGACGATCGGGTAGCTCGCGCGCGCCGCGATGATGTCCGCCAAACTGTTTCCGGCGCCCGGGCTGGCCCCGGGATTGTACGAACACATCAGGTGAGTACAGCGCAGCGTGTTGACCCCATACGGGGCAACGGTCGATATCGGCACGCCGCCGACGAACTGAAAGCTGTACGAAATCGGCAGCTTCCCCCGATAGTCCACGGTCCCGAAGTTCGCCGGGATTCCCTGCACGTTTCCGACCCCGATACCCTGCGCGATCTGAGAGCCGTAGTCATATCCGGTGTACCACGGGCAATCGGGCGATCCGAATCCGATCAGGTACTGCGCCATCTCGGTACCGAGCGTCGCGCCGTAGTTCACGGGGGACTCGTCAATGAAATTACAATACAGAATCCCAGCCGTGTGGGGGAACGCCGTGCGCACCGCTGGAAATATCACCGGGAAAAACTGCGTGACGGTCGAGAGCTGAGCGGTCTCCGTCATGATGAACTGCTCGAAATACGGATCGGTGTCGAGCGTGAAGCCGCCGGTCGTCGCCGTCGTCCCCATCGCGCTCGCGAGCGCTGCGAATCGCTGCGCGGCGAACAACTGCCCCAGGTCGATGAACTCGGTCCCGTGCGTCGGGTCCGACGGACCGTTACTGATCCAGCTCTGATACGCATTCAAGTACGGCGGAAAGTACGCGGGATCCGTGTCCCCGCTCGTCACGTCAAATTTGTTCCACCAGATCTCGGCGGCAAACCGCACCCCTAGGCCGCGGCAGAAGCTCAGGTCCGCTACCACCTGAGAAAAGTCATACACCCCCTGAGCGCTCTCAATCCCCCCCCACGGATAGATCCCCTTGAAGCCGACGAACCCATTCGCAGCCGCCGCCGTCGCCTTTGCCTGCCTCGCCGCAGCCCCCTCCCCACCGTCCGACGACAACCACCAGCCGCCGTGCCACTTCATCAGCGCCCCGCTCACCGGAGCGAGCGGCGCCGTCACCGCCGTCTGCGAGAGCGTCAGGGGCATCCGCTACTCCGATCGAATGTATACCCGTATTGGTTTCCATAACGAGCCTTGCGTCGCTTCTGCATCGTGAGGGCTTCTATTGGCGTGCGGCCGCGCTTAATTCTAAGGACGACGGTGTTGTATCTGATGCCGTAGTGCGCACACCAATCGGTGAGGCATTTGGTCTCGGTTCCTATGGTCAGATTGATGTTCCTGCTGGTGTTCCTGGATTGAGTGAGGGTGCTCGCCCAGCGGCAATTACCGGGTGAATAGTCCCCGTCCGTGTCGATCCGATCCAACGATTTATCCGAGGGCTTTTCTCCCATGTCAAAGAGGAAATCAGGAAATGAATGGCGCCACCGCTCGCAAACCGCGATGCCTCGGCCGCCGTATCTATCCCAACCTGGCGTCGACGGCTGGTAGCACCTACAAAGCATGTGTTGCCAAGCCCGATAGGTGTCTGTGCACCTGCCGTTTTTGGATGTCGAGTGCCCGTGCTTGACCAACCCCATTCATCTGATCCTATCACTTTTGCGCAGGTTGCAAAGTGCATGCAGCACCTGCAAGTTCTCCTCGCTGTGACCCCCCCCGTTCGCGATCGCCACCTTGTGGTCGACGTGAAACGGCTCCCCAGGCAACAGCCACTTCCGACACTCCGGGCAGATCGATAACTGCTTTGCCATGAGCCGCGCGATCGTCTCCCGCGTGAGGCGCTTCACTCCCGCACCCCTCCTCTTCGCTTGGTGCGTCGACTCAACCGCCCTCCTGCACTCCCGACAGTGACTCGCACGCCTCCCCTCCCCAGCCCGCGCAAACCACCCGCGCGGCTTCTCACGCCCGCACCCGCTGCACCTCAGCACCAACGCTACGTCAGGCTGCGTCACGAACCGTGAGACTATTGCAGCGCAGTGTCGTGCGGCAACCCCTTTCGGTAACGTGCGGCGGCGCGCGCCTTGCCGACCATCGAGCGAGTCTGTCCTACGCTCTTTGCGACTCTCGCGCGGGCCTCTTGCAGGAGCCGCCCACACGCAGCATCGTTCGGACGCACGCGGGTACAGATCGTCAGCATCTGAATAGCTACCATCAGTCCGGCCCTGGCTTTACCAGCCCCCTCCGCTTTCAAGATCAAGTCTACGTCAACGTCAGATACATCAATTTTCATGCTTGATGCTCCTATAAGCATGCTTACTAGAGGATATAGCTTACATCATAGAGGGTTAAGCAGATACATCATAGAGCATGAAGCAGTTGCTTACTAGAGGATTATGCAATGCTTGATGCTCTATGAAGCATGGGATTTTTTTTGCTTCTGGGGGGATTAAGCATGGGGAGGGTAGGCAACGCGATCGCGCGTCCCCATCGACGTGGTGCGAGGCACAAAAATAAAATTACAGTTGAATCAGTTACTTACTCGCATATCGACCGTCACCCTCCAAGGCTCGAACCTGAACGAATACGCGCTGTCATCCTATCCGAGGGTATTCGGGAATTCATAAGTCATTGATTTTATTGGAAAGCCACAGACTAGCCACAGATAGCCACAGATAAACCACTGAATTAAGTATCTTAAGTTATTGATATATAAGGATGAGCCACAGATGCCACAGATGCCACAGATGTTTCACAAGACCTACCAGCCGGAGTGGAGGGTCCAGAGAAAACATCTGTGTATCGGTGGCTGCTGTGGCGGTTCCTTTAAATTCAGATACTTAAGGGAATTCATCTGTGGCTGATCTGTGGCTGCTATCTGTGGCGTGACGATTGATTTTCAGCCACAGACGGGTGGGTTTGTTATCTCGCTTGGTGGAGACGCTGTGATAGCCGAGCCGACACATGGACTCGGCGAGGCGGCGCCACGTACCTGAGTGGCGGTCCTTGGGGTCAAGCTTGAGGGCGAATTCGGCGATGTCGTTAGGTTTGGCCTCCGTGCGATCGCAGAGCCACTCGCTGATGATGTCGTCCCAGGCTTCCCCGACGTAGCGTGCGTCCTGTTCGGCGGCGGCGAGTTCCTCGGGCATGCGCCACCAGTCGGCCGACGAGCGCACGAGTGCGAGGGCCTCGGAGAAGAGGGCGGCGCGGTGAGTTCGGATCCAGGCTCGATCGATGGTGCCGCAGGCGATGGGGAGGTAGCGAGTCCCGCCGGTGGAGTCGATTTGCCAGGTGCAGGAGTTGGTGGTGCCGACGAAGATGCACTGTCTGGGGTGGGAGGCGCCGCGACGGCCGTAGGAGGCGCGGAAATAGTCGTCGCGGCGTGTGAGGACGGCCTTGACGGATTCGGGATCGGATTTTATGACGCTGGCGAGTTCGGCGAGCTCGACGCACCAGTGGCCCTGCAGGTCCTGGTCGAAGTCCTTGGAGTCGAGCTTGCGGGAGGCCTCGAGCATCCAGGGGTCGAAGAGGTCGTGCAGCGACTGGGTCTTGCCGGCGCCCTGAGAGCCCTCGAGGACGATGAGCTGGCGCACGAACTCGCCCGGGGAGAGGATCCGATGAACCGCAGAGCACAGGAACACGCGAGCGGCGGCGCGCGTATAGGCGTTGTCGGCAGCCCCGTAGCCGTCGACGAAGAGCCGCTCAAGCGTGCCTGGGGTGGGCGGCTGGAGGGCATCGAGGAAGGCTCGCACGGGGTGGCAGCGGCGCTGGGCGGCGTAGGCCTCGACGCCCTCGATGACGACCGCGGTTTTGAGCTGGTGCAGGAAGCGCTCGCGCATCAGCATGGTGGTGAGCGTGGAGGCGTTGACGTCCCGGTCGGCATCCCAGGGCTTGCCGTCGTAGAGCACACGAGCCGCGAACTGATCGTAACTGAAGCGACCCCGCGTCTGAGGGTCGAGCGCGAGTACCCGCTGCACGTTGTCGATGTTGCAGTACGGGCGATTCCCTGGACCCACCGCGAGACCGAAATACTCCCAGCACTGCGTCTGGCTCGCGAATACGGGCAGCGTAGCGCCGTCGGCGCTCGCGGGGGGAGCTTCAGGTGCCGGGACGACAGATTGCCGCTCTGCGTGGCTGGTAATCTGTTGTGGAGGGCGGGCGGGTTTCTTAAGGGCGGCGGCGTGCTCGCGCACGAACTGGAATATGGCCGATGAGGTCGCCCCCTCGGAGATGAAGTCGGCGATGTCCCAGCCGCTCGGGCGCCCCTCGGTGTCAATGACGAGGACGTCGTCGCTCGGGAGGAGCGCTGCAATCGCGCTCGCGGCAGCGCGCCCCGGAGAATCGGCATCCGGCCAGATAATCACACGTCGCGAAGCGAGCACCGAGAAGTCCGAGTGCCGATACGAGGCAGCCCCCCCGCACCAGGACACCACCACAGCTTGGGTTTTGGGATTGAGCAGTTGGCGCGCCAGATCGCATTTGAGTTCCCCCTCGACGATGAGGACGGTGGTTGCGGGGTGCGCGGCGAGGAGTTCCAGCCCGTAGAGCGGCCGCGGCGCGGGGTAGGCCTTGGGGCGCCACTTCGCGCCGTCGAAGGTCCACGGGCAGAAGGTTTTCGTGCGCGGCGGGCCGGGATCGTGATAACGCGCCACGAAGAACAGCACCTCGCCGGTGGCATCGCGGTAGGAGTGCAGCGCGTAGGGGTGCCCGTGCGAGGGGTGCAGTCCCTGGAAGCCCGCAGCATGCCCGTTTGGTTTGACTGGGCGGTAAAGCTCGGATGCCGCCGCGCGCACGGGCGCAGGCTCATCGGCCAGCCCGTAGCGGCGAGCGAGCTCGAGCGCGGCCTCACGCTGCCCGGTGCGGTGGATCGCCGCATAGAGCGCGACCAAATCACCGCCCTTGGAGCCGTCGGCGAAGTCAGACCATACGCCAGTCTGGGTGTTGAACGAGAGCGAATCGCCCGGATCGCCCGCGAGGTTGCCTATGACAAATTCGCGGCCTCGGAGCTTGCCCTGCGGGAACCACTCGGCCAGTACACTGGCGGCGCGCGGCAGAAGCGCTTGCGCCACGGACCGAATATCCATGTGAGTCTCCCTGTCACGGGAATAGGTTTTATGGGTGCGAGGTTAAAATCAGCTCGGCGTCAGCGAGCGACCGGGCGACACCGGCGCGGCCTCCGGCGGCGCGCACGGCGTTGATGAATTCGGCCTGCTCGGGGCGCACTCGCCCGCTGTTCGATTTGGTCTCGATCGCCGTGTAGATGCCACCCGCCGACCAGCCGATGAGATCCGACATGCCGACGCAGCCCACGCGGATCGCCCGCGGCGAGAGCAGTACGATGCGCTGCGGCGTGTGCTCGGCGATGGTGCCCTGCCAAGCGACGCCGCTGTTGCTGCGGAATAGCCTGACCGGACCCCGAGAGAACGAGGTCTGGATGTCCACGAGGAGCTCAGCTTCGGTCACTGCAGGTCCGGCATGAAGAAAGCCTCGATCATGACGCATCGCGCCGCCTCCGTGATCCGAGCATCCAGCAGATCCGAGAAGTGATCGACGCCCGCGAGACTGATCGGGCAGACACAGCACCCCGCAGGCGGCGCGACGCCGCGCGGCAGCCAGATCACCGCTAAGGTACCGCCCCGCTCGGCGCGCTCCCACTGATTCACGCGAGTTTCCTTTTTGCTGCCCTGCCGGCGAGCACGTGTTTCGCCCAGTACAGCGGGGACTTATAACCGCGCCGCTTGCCCTCGGCAATGAGTGCCTCCAGCGTATCGAGCTGAGCTTGCGGCAGACGCTCGATGCGCACACCTGCAATTTCGTGCAGCTCACCTGGAAGTTCCCGCACCTCGCGCGGCTTGACTTGGAACCACTCGCCGCACTCGGGACACACGAGCGAGCGAGCCGTTGCCGCCGCGAAACAGCGCGCACAGATGCGCACGGACGCTTTGCGTTGCGCGGATGAAACAATGCCATCGGTCAGACTCCACTGTCGGGCATCCGTAGGCAAGCCGTGCCGCAGCGTGTTCCCGGCGTGATCGAGCAGCAAGGCATGCGTTTTCCCCGGCGATGGGCGCAGGATTCTGCCGACCTGCTGCAGCCAGAGGCCAAGCGATTGCGTCGGCCGCAGAGCGATGGCGCACTCGATCGCCGGCAGGTCGAACCCCTCAGAAACGAGGTCGCAGGAGGTGAGCACACGGATCGTGCCGGCACGGAATGCTGTGATCGCCTCAGTGCGCAACTGCCGGTCCATGCCGCCGTCGATGCACTGTGATGAGTGCCCGGCGGCGAGGAACTGCCGCGATGTGTCGCGCGCGTGCTCGATCGAGGGCGAGAACACGATTGCGCGCTGCCCGGCGGCGTGTTTGACGTACTGCTCGAGCGCCGAGCCGATAATCGCGGGTTTCGCCATGACGTCGGCGAGCTCGGATGTGACGTAATCGCCGCCGCGCCGATGGACTCCCGTGAGGTCCGGCTGTACGGGCGCGAATACCCGCAGCGGAGCGAGAAACTTACGGTCGATAAGTTCCTGCGTCGACGGGCCGACGATGAGCGTATCGAAAAACCGAGCCAGCCCCTGACCGTCCAGGCGCACGGGGGTCGCGGTCACGCCCAGCAGGCGCGCGCGCGGGAAGGCGGCGTGGATGCGGCCCCAGGTGTTACCCGCGGCCAGGTGGTGGGCCTCGTCCTGCACGATGAGGTCCGGAGCCGCACAGGATGAGAGCCGACGGATCAGTGTTTGCACTGACGCGACCTGAACCGGGAGAGATCGCGGGGGATGTCCGGCAGCAATGATCCCGTGCGGCACCGAAAACTGATTCAGCGCGGATGAAATCTGGTCGATCAGCTCGGCGCGGTGCGCGAGGATCAGGACCGAGTGACCCTTGGCGCGCGCGCCGGCGACGACATAGGCGAACAATACTGTTTTCCCGCTGCCGGTCGGTGCGACATAAAGCACCGACTTTGCGCCCGCGCGATAGGCTGAGCGAATCTGCTCGACGTTATTATTTTGGTAATCTCGGAGCTCGATCACGCCCGCCGGTCCGTCTTGAACTGCAGTAGTTCTATAGCGTGGCCGGGGATATTACGAGTGCCACACAACCACGTGCGCACAGTCTGATGCTTGCGGCCAGTGAGGTCGGCAACCTCGTGAGCATTCAGGTTATTGCGCTTCATTAGGTTAACCAGTTCTCTGCGCCTCAATAAATGTGTTGACAAGGTTTTCATGTTGACCTAGTATAGCGCTCGACGAGTGATTGAGCAATACTGAGACGAGGACAAAAATGAACACGCCTGCATCATCGTTTGAAGTCGGTCGTACTTACTACACCCGTAGCATCTGCGATCACGAGTGCATTTATCAGCTCACCGTCGTTGGACGCACGGCGTGCACCGTCCGCGTTAATGATCATCGCGGCACGAACAGAACGCTGCGCGTGTTTATGGACTACGACAACGTCGAGGCCGTCAAGCCGAACGGCACCTATAGCATGTGCGCTGTGATTCGCGCGAATAAACAGCTCTTCGTATGATGCTGTATCCAAAAAACCGCTTGGAGTGGCTCGACCTGCGTCGACGCTACGTCAGCAGCACAGAATCAGCCGCACTCTTCGGGCTGTCGAAGTATCAGACCGCATTCGAGCTCGGCGTCAGTAAGCGCGTTGGTCTCGATACGTTCGAGGAGAATGAGCGCAGCGAGTGGGGCAAGGAACTGGAGCGCACGATCGCGCGCATGTTCTGCGAGCGCCACGGTCTTAAGTTCCGCGCGATGACTGGCTACGCGGATGCTGGCGATGGGATGGGCGCATCGTTCGATTTCGAGATCGTCGGCGCTGACGACGCGCCGGCAACGGAAATCGGTGCGCTGTATCACGAGCACGGCGCCGGCGTCCTTGAGATTAAAAACGTTGACACATGGATCTACCGCAATGAATGGACTGACGAAGCCCCCGCGCACATCGAAATCCAGCTCCAGCATCAGCTCGAGGCGTGCGAGCGCGAGTGGGCCTGTCTTGCCGTACTGGTCGGCGGCAATCGTCTCGAATCGTTCCTACGTCGGCGCGATCGGGAAGTGGGCGCGTCGCTACGTCGCAGAATTGGCGCGTTCTGGACAGACTTCCATCGCGGCACGCTACCGCCGCCAGTTCTGCCGGCTGACGCAGCGCTGATTGCGCAGCTGTACAAGCACAGCGAGCCGGGCAGCGTGCTCGACGCGCAGGGGAATGCGACGATCACGGACCTGTGCATGATGTACGCAGTTGCCTCAACCGAGGAGCGGGCGGCGAAGCAGCGCAAGGATTCTGCCAAGGCCTCATTGCTGCAGCTGATCGGGACGCACGAGCGGGTGCTGGCGGACGGCTATACGATCAGTGCGGGCACCGTAGGCGAGGCAGAGATCGCGGCGTACACGCGCAGCGCGTACCGGAATTTCAAGGTCACACCGAAGAAGAGTATCAATGGAAAAGACCGAGCATAGGCTGACCGGGCGCGGCTCGTGCCACGCCTGCATTTTCTGCGGCAGTCGCGTCGTACCAGGCAGCAAGACCATCGGGTTTGTGTGCCGGATCAACCCGCCCGTCGTGCAGGCGCTCGTGATCCCTACGCCGCAAGGCGTCGGCGTCCAGGCCATCGTGATGTGGCCCGAGGTCACGGCGGATGATTGGTGCGCGGAGTTCGTAGCCAATGAAAACTGAGCCGCCGCGCTGGAAATGTCCCGTACACGGCGAGATCACGCCCGTTATGACGCAGTTGCCGCCCGAGCGAGTGGGCGGCGTGCAGTATTGCAAACAGTGCTTGGCTGAGTGGCTCGTGGACAGTTTCCCGGTGAAACAGATCAAGGAACAACCGAAATGAACGAGAATCCAACCGCCGTCATTGTGCGTGCCCTAGCATCTGCCGAGTGGGGCGAGAAGCTGGCGAACGCGCTGCCGCCTCACGTGACGCGCGAGCGCTTCCTGTCCGCCGCGGTGACGGCCGTGCGCACCTTCAAGGAAGCCGCCGAGGTCGATCGCGAGTCGCTCTATACAGCCGTGCTGGTCGCGGCGCAGGCCGGGCTAGTTCCAGACGGGAGGCAAGGCGCGATCGTGTCGTTTAACACGAAGCTACCGAACGGCGCGTGGCAGAAAACGGCACGCTTTATGCCGATGGTCGAGGGAATCATCCATCAAATGGGGCTCGCCGGGATCGCGGCTTGGTCCGTGAGCGTGTATGAGAAAGACACGCTGCACGTGTGGATGGATGATCACGGTCAGCACGTCGAGCACACTCCGGTGATGTTCGGCGAGCGCGGCCCGCGCATGGGGGCGCTCGCGGTCGCTCGGATTCTCGATACCGGATCGACGTACGTCGAGACGATGGACATGGAAGAGATCGGCAAGGTCCGAAACGCGAGCCGATCGAAGGATAAGCAGGGCAACCCAGTCGGGCCCTGGAAGGATTGGCCCGAGCGCATGGAACAAAAGTCCGTGCTGCACCGCTTGGCGAAGCGGCTGCCAAAGCAGATCGAGCTGCCGAAGGAACCGGAGGATACTCCTCCGGCCATCGATACCACTGCAGAGTCGGTGCCGGAAACAACCGCGACAGCGCCCTCTCCGAAGCGCGGCAAGACGCTGCAGGCCGTGGTAGATGCGGAGCCGTCCACTGCCGAGGTGATCGACGAGGGCGAGCCGCCGTTTGAGGCCGCAGAGGAGATGTTCTAATGTATTTCGATATGTACATGCTGTGCCTGATCATCGTCGGCATGCTGGTATACCCGCTGTACTGGCTCGTGCGCTGGTGCCGAGCTCTGATGGGCACGTGGGTCGAGCCGCCGCCTCCGCCCGATCGCTCGACGCTGCGCCGGCCTGAGGTTGACCCGGAGTGGGAGGCTGACTATGGACACGTGCGGCATGAGTGACTCCATTCCTACCGAACAGTACAACGATTTCCTTGCAGCCAAGACGCCACGTGCTTTGCAACGCGGGTTATCTCGGATGCCAGCGATATCGTCGCAGTTGTTTCCGTTCCAGCGGCACTGCGTTGAGTTCCTGCTGACCCTCGGCACGGGTGGTTTATTTCTGGATACCGGGCTCGGTAAGACGCTAGTGCAACTCGAGTACGCCGAGCACGCGCGTCAAACGACTAATGGAATGGCATTGATCCTGACGCCGCTTGCGGTGGCCAAGCAGATTGAGCGGGAGGCATTGAAGTTTGGCTATTCGGCCCGTGTGATCCGTGAGCAGTCGGATGTGTGTGAGGGCATCAACATCTGCAACTACGATCGCCTGCACCTATTAGAGCCACAAGCCTTTGGCGTGGTCACGTTGGACGAGGCCAGCATTCTCAAGAACTTCACGGGCAAAACGACGCAAACACTGATCGATGCCTTTGCTGGACTTCATTGGAAAGTGCCGGCGACGGCAACTCCAGCACCGAACGATCATATGGAACTTGGTAACTATGCTGAGTTCTGCGAGATCATGGCCGCGAATGAAATGCTGTCGCGCTTCTTTATCAATGACACGTCACAGGCCAGCCAGCACTGGCGGTTGAAGCGTCACGGTGTCGAGGCGTTCTGGGACTGGATGGCGTCGTGGTGCCGACTGGCGCAGCTGCCTTCTGACTTGGGCGATCAAGATGACGGCTTCGTGCTGCCGCCGATCCGTGTACATCGCCACCGTGCCGCCGAATCTGCACCGTTACCGGGCGGTAGTCTCTTTGGCGATGTGTTGCTGAGCGCGACCAATCAGCACCAGGTTAAGCGCGCGACGGCGAGCAAGCGGGCAGCATTGGCGGCTGACTTGGCAACGTCCGACCAGGAGCCTTGGGTCATCTGGTGCGATACCGACTACGAACAGGACGCGATCCTTGACGCTTTCGGAGATACTCTCTGGGTCGTGGAAGTGCGTGGCTCAATGCTAGCGGAGCGCAAGGAAGCAAACCTTGAGGCGTTCGCGCTCGGAGAAGCCCGCGTGATTGTCACAAAACCATCCGTGGCCGGCTTCGGACTCAACTGGCAGCACTGTGCGAATACCTGCTTTGTCGGCCGATCCTTCAGCTACGAGGCGTGGTATCAAGCTGTGCGGCGCTTGTGGCGGTTCGGCCAGCAGCGCGAAGTACAGGTGCATCTGGTCGTAGCGGAAGGGGAAGATTCGATTGCCCGTGTGATCGACCGCAAAGCAGCAGACCACGATTCTATGAAAGTCGCCATGCGGGCGGCAATGGCACGTAATAATGGCCGTGAGAGCGCCGTAAAGGTTCCCTACCGGCCGCACCACAAAGGACAGATCCCATCATGGTTGAATGCCTGAATTACGCAGAGGGCCGCTCCTGGGCCGCGTATTGCGGCGATTGCGTGCAGGTCGCACTGCAGCTGCCGGATGCGAGCGTTGATTTTTCCGTGTACTCGCCGCCGTTCGGATCGCTGTTTGTGTATAGCGATTCTGTCTGTGACATGGGCAACAGCGCGAGCGACGGTGAATTCACACGGCACTACGGATTCATGGTGCGCGAGAAGTTCCGGTTGACTAAGCCGGGGCGCTTGACGGCCGTGCACTGTTCCGATCTGCCGATGACCAAATGGCGGGATGGGGCGGTCGGCATCAAGGACTTCTCTGGCGACATCATTCGATTACACCAGGAAGCCGGATGGATCTATCACAGCCGGCGCACGATCTGGAAATGCCCCGTGGTGGAAATGACGCGCACGAAACACGTCGGATTGCTATACAAGCAACTGAAGGCGGATGGCTCCAAGAGTCGGGGCGGTATGCCCGACTACCTCTTGACATTTATCAAGCCGGGAGACAATTCCGCACCGATCACACACCAGCCCGATGAGTTCCCTGTCGAGCAGTGGCAGGAATGGGCCAGTCCGGTCTGGATGACAGTCGATCAGACGCACGTGCTGAATGTTAAGGCGGCGCGCTCCGAGAAGGATGAAAAGCATCTGTGCCCGCTGCAGCTTGACGTGATCGATCGGGCGCTGGTGCTGTGGAGCAATCTGGGTGATGTGGTGCTATCGCCATTTATGGGCATCGGCAGCGAAGGCTACGGCGCGCTGCGCGCTCAGAGGCGATTTATCGGCATCGAACTCAAGCCGGAATACTGGCGGCAGGCGGTGGAGAACCTTAAAGGAGCGGACGCGCAGTCCGATATGTTCGCAGCATGAGCGACGCGCGTTCAGTCACAGAGCATCTCTGTCCGCACGAGCAGCCTCTGGGCGAATGCCCTTACCGTGCGTGCTACCACGCAAATGAGCCGCTCCCCGTGCTCGTACATTACGGCCCTATGTATCGATTCGATGGCCCTACTTTGGCGCTATGCCGGGAGGGGCGAGATAACATCATGAGTAACGACAAGCGCACGGTTACCTGTTCGAGCTGTCTCAGAATGCTTGAGCCCCGGGAGTGCTCGGTCTGTCGGCGATCACACGGTATGGAAGTTGAGCACGCTTGTGAGTGAGGGTCAGTCATATGCCATCTTTAGATGGAGAGTCCTTACCGGGCGCGACTGTGGATGCTTGATTTGTACTGTTAATGCTATGGCCGATTGGTGTAGAAGAAATGCCTAAAGAGCCGCTGTCATCGAATGAGCGGTTACCCATGAGCCGATTCCGCCGCGTCGCGCTGAATGATCTACAGACGCCAAAGGATGGAAGGCTTGTGTATACCAACCGATGGTGGGCCGTGACGAGTGAGGGCGAGGCGCTGTTTTACTGTGGCGAGAACCGACGCTCCAACTCCCCGCAGTGCAACGTCAATCGGGAGATTGTCGAGCGCATGTGTCCTGAAGGCTGCCGCGCTATACACGTTCCGATCGCTTACTTGGACCATGATTGCCATGACTACATCTGAAGAACCTCGGACCGAGAATCCGAGTGGCGTTCGCCTAAAGCGCATCGGCGAGCTGATGGAGACCGACCCGGAACCCGACTCAGGATGAAGGCCGCGAACTTAACAGGCTGGTCGATGAGCAGATGGAATACGAAGCAAAGGAATTTCCGTGCAGCAAGTAATCACGGCTGAGCAAGCCAAACAGATCACGCGAGGGCGGACACCGCTGGTGCCGGTCGAATACGAGACGGCCATCAAGGCGCTGACCGAATGTGTCACGTTGGACGAAGCCAAGTATTGGTCCGATAAGTCTGATGCTCTCGCGGCATGGGCCAAAATCTATCACTCGAACGATGCGCAGCGGAAAGCTAAGCTGCTCAAGATGCATGCGTTCCGACGCATGGGCGAGATAGCCGCCGAGATCCGCCCACAGCAAAAGAAAGGCGGCGGTCGCCCAGGGGGCGGTGCTGGGTCACTGCCGGGGCCGATCAGCTTGCTACAGGAGCACGGGCTCGGCAGGAATGAAGCTGGAGCCGCTCGGCGATTGGCGCTCCTGCCAGATCGGCAGTTTCAGCGGCTGCTGAAAAATCCGAAGGCCCCGACCACCTTAATGCATGAGCTGTGGTCCGAGAGCGATCCGGTCTGGCGAGCATTCTCCCAGCCAGCGATGACGCTCAGATCGTTCTGCAGGCGCACTAAGGCTGCGGACGTAGCGGCCGTGTGTAATGACAGCGAGCAGTACGCCGGCACAGCGCGTGAGATCGTCCGAGAGCTGACCGAATGGCTTGACGACCTTGACCAACGTATCTCGGCCAAAAAGCGGAAGGCAGCGTAAATGGACGCGTAACGATGGGTTGGGAAGTCGAATACGAGAATGGTCAGCCGGTCCGAATGTGGTGGACTGGACCGGATGAGCAGACCTTCGGTCGAGCGCTTGAAGCCGAGCGCAGCCGGTGCAAGGAATGCGGCTTCCCGTTGGGGTGGCACAAGCCAGCCTGTAGCCTCAAAGGAGTTCCGGTCAATGGATGAGCTGGTACAAAAAGCGTTCTCGAAGGAGAAGCTGGTCGAGTATGCCAAAAGCTACATGCGAATGGACTTCGGGCTGCCGCCCCATGACGACATGGACAAGCGCAACGCATGGCTGGAGCGACTTGGGCTACTGATCGTCTTCATTGACTACGCTTGGGACGTTTGGATCGATGAGAACGAAGTAGCATCGGACAGCGCAAACGCGGAGCGAAAATGAAAGTCATTACTGTCGAGGAACCGGACGAGCAGCTTGACGAACTAGAGCGTCAGTTGAAGGAACAATTGGTCTTTCTGCAGCAACAGTTCCAGCGGGCTGCTAAGCCTATTCAGAGAGACCTAATGCGCATTCACGAGTGCCGCAAGCGCAAGTACTACATGGTGCCGGAGGAAGGAGATCCAGTTCCGGCTTTACCGGCTGGGATACTCCCGGAAACCGTGTCCGATGAGCGAACCTAGCGAAGCGTGGTATATCCCGAGCTATTGCTCGACATACCCGCGTTGGGTGCTCGGGATCATTGGCGACACGGTGTGCTACAGCCGGGGCGGGAACTCGCATCATTACTGCCGAGTCGCTACGTTCAGGCGGTGGATGAAGCGCGCGGCCGCAGCGCGTAGACCACCTTTACCACAGTCCGGTGATCGTGGCACGGACTCTCCACCAACCGAACTCTGATAACTCATGAGCACAACCATGACCAAGCCCTACACGGTACACCCCGGCTATCCAATCTGCGGCAAGTGCGGGAGGGAAGCGCGCGCGGGACATACTACGTTCTACTACCCTGGAAAAGAAGAGACACTGTGCTCCGAGTGCTCGCCGATAAAGCTGATGTCATTCACGGCGACGGCTGCTGACTTCAAGACTGAAATCGTCTTCACAGAAATATAACGTCACTTGTATAACTCATCAGGCATACAGGACGCGCACCGGGTGTGACTGGATGGACACGTGAGATTGTGTGTAGATAATAGTGAGCACTCAAAATCACGGGGTGCTCCAATGACAACGATTTCAGCCATCCTAGATCGCTTCGAGCGCGACTACGTTCCAACGCTCGCGCCGCGTACTCAGATCGATTACACGCGCCACGTTGCGAAACTGCGCGCGGTGTTCGGTGATCGAGACCCCGATGAGATGCGACCGCGTGACTTCGCAGAATTCCTCAACGTCAAGAAAGGTCCCATTCAGCGCGTACGCCAACTCGCGGTACTGGCATCGGCGCTCGCGCAGGCGGTGTCGGTCTGGTACATGTGCGAGCGGAACGTCCTGCGGGACGTCAAGCGTCGCAAGAATCCGCCGCGTGATCGGCTGGTGCTCGACAGGGAATTCGACGGCGTACTCGCGCTCGCTCCCGTCCGCATGAAACTCGCGATGCGCCTGGCGCTCCTGACCGGACAACGCCAGGGGGATCTGCTGCGCTTCAAGTGGACCGACGTGCGAGACATGGAACTACACCTGACGCAGCAGAAAACCGGCAAGCGCCTCGCGATTGCGATTAACTCCGAGCTCGAGTCCGTGCTCGATCAGTGCTGGAAGATGCGACGCTGCAGTGGGGATACGATCCTGCAGACGCGCAGCGGACGGCCGTACACCTCAGAGGGGTTCCGCGCCGTGTGGCAACGAGTCCAGCAGAAGTGGGCGCAGCGCGGCGGCGAGCGGTTCCACTTCCATGATATTCGGGCGCTCGCGGCGACTAAGTGCGCCTCGCCTGAAATCGCGATGCGGCTGCTGGGGCATACCACGCTCGCCATGACCCTGCGTGTGTACCGCCGCGGGATCGAGCGCGTTCAGGCTTTGGACTTAAGTGCGGTCACGACGGCGCCGGCGGTTTTCTCGGCGCTGCGTCCGATTACGTAGCCCCCAAGCCCGAGCTCTACCAGTTTCCACATGAGATCGTATTGTGTCTCAGTGACGTGAACAAAATCGGTCAGGCCAAACAGGTGACACGTGATGAGCATCATCAGCCACAGCATCGTGAGCGGCCTCCAGTTTGAGGTGAGCCAGCTGGCGCTCTGCGCCTCGGCCTTGACGATATCGGCTGCGGCGAGCGCCTGTTTGAGCTGCGCATCGAGCTGAGCGCCTTCCTGCTGGGCAGCGAGCTGCTGCAGCTGCATCTGGAATTGGAGTTTCTGCGTCTGATCGGGAAAGAACTTGTCGAGTACTGGCTGCAGGAAGCCGAGCAGAGGTGTGAGCCAGACGGGCACGGCTAGAGCTTCTTCACGGCGTCAGAGGTAGCCTGAACGATGCTAGCAGCGCTCTGCTGTGCCGCCGTGATGCGTGTGGCGTTCTTCTTTCCGACGAGAAGCCCGATTATGAATCCAACGCTGAGGCTCACAAAGATGCAGTAGAAATAAGTCATGATGCCTCGTGGTCTGGTTGCGATAGCTCGATTCCGGCGAGTATAACCGAGTCGGCATAAAGGACTGAGCCAGATTCCTGCCGCGTCATGGCACGCAGAATTGGCAACGTCGGTAGCGCGACTAGCTCCTCAGCGCCGTAACCGCACCAAGTGCACACGTTGCGGATGTACTCGTCCGTAGGATTACCGTCCTCTGGGGGCGCCCACGTCGGGATAGCGCCTCGCTTCGGCGGCCCAGAGGGCTGCGGCAGATACCCCAGCCAGTGAATACCGCGATGCTCGTATCCGCGCAGGATGATGGCCCCGGCGCGGTAGCAGTATTCAGGCTGGATGAACTTGCAGTACGGACCGGCGTAGGTGGCATCCATTCCGAGCCACACATCGGCCGTGCGGCGGATGTTGAGCGGGTTACAAAGAGCAACCTGGAGTGGGATTTTAACGTCCACGGGTATTCATGCCCGCCCGGTCGGCGAGCACGGCGACCGTCTCTGAGAGTTTGTCAACCTTATCGTCGATTTTCCCGAGTGTCCCCAGGACCTTATCAAAATTCGCCCGGTTCTCGATGTGCTTACCGTCCACGTCGCCCTTGTCGGCCTTGCCGTTCACCGCCGCAAAGAGCTTCCAGAATGCCGTCACGGCCGCCACCCACAGGAGGTCGAACCAGTGGAAAAAATTACCTTCATTACCGGCTGCCATGCATCAGCATAGTCCTATGTTTATGTCCAATGGACCCGTAATAAATAACAGGTGCGCCCTAAATCGGCGCACTCAGCAGGCCCCAGATGTCCGCCCATCCCGCCGTCGCGGCGCTCAGATTGGCGACGGTGCTGACGGCAGTAGCGATGATCTGGACGGCGCTGCCGAAGTTCTCCGATCCGCTCACCGCCGCCGCGCAGTTGAGACCCGCTTGCGGACAAGAGTCCTGATAATGGGTATCGCTGACCGACTGGAACACATTGAAGGCACTTGCGTATTTGCCGGCCGTTCCCGAGATACCGACCGCGAGGGTGTAGGTCGCGATCGAGCCTCCCGTAAAAGACTCGCCGTGCTTGATGCGCACCATGTGAATGATGTTGCCGGCGGGTAGCAGGAACAGGTTGAGCGTGTTGGTCAGTGCTGCGGTGGAGAAGTCGCGAAACGTGACGGTGCCGAACTTGGTCCACGCGAGGGTCGTGCCGAGCGGGTACTGCGTACCGAGGTTACTGCCGCGAAAGTCGGCCATTTAAGTCAACCCCTCTTGTGTGAGATTGATGATGCCCCAGTTGGCGATACACAAGTGATCGCCCTCGAACGCCGTCTGCGTATGAACGCCGTCGTTTGGACCAGCGTAGTAGACCACGGGAACGATGGTCTGGAAGCCGGCAGCAACGACGTAGGGCAACACAATATCTGCAGCTTCGAATCCAGGCTGATTACCGAAGGGAGCCACTGCAATTTCGCTCGATGAGGATGGACCGACGAGGCCACCGTAGTAGCTGCTGCCACCATCGAACACCGCCACGTTCCACGTGTTACCTGAATTGAACGTCGCAGTGGTGATCGAACCTGCATTGAGATTGCCGGTCCAATTAACCGTCGTGCCACTCGACACCACGACGCTCTTGGTCTGTCCGTTTGAGAACGTGGCGAAGTAGACATTATTGGGGATTGCCGCTGAGAGAGTCCCGGTAGCCGCCCCACCGACGGAACCTGTGAAGGTCACAGGCAGATTCCAATTACGCGGCGCGTATTTGATTCGCATGCTGATGAGCAGCAGATCGCCCGCAGCCGGTGGGGTCGTACCGTCGGCCTGAGTCAGCGCACCGGAGCCGTAGGTTTGCGTGGCGAGTCCATAGCTGGTGTTGCCGCTGATGCCAGCAATCGACCACGTGTTCCCGAGGTAGGTTGCTCCCTGCCCTGTGGTGGAGAACGTGCGCGCCATCGTCTTGCCGTAGCCAGGCTCCGCGTGCGCGCTATCGAATACGACACTCCCGACATTGCTCATCAACCCCATCCACGTGGGGTAGCTCCCAGCGGTGTTGATGGAACCTCCGACCGCCAGATTGCAGGGGTCGCGAGTGCGGGTCCAAGGCGAGAATGGGACAAGCTGCACAGCGGTTGCAGATCCCCCCGTAAGCGCCGCAAAGGTCCCAGTTTGAACGTGGGAGCCGTCATCGACGCCGGTAATCGTTACCGTGCGGATGTCCCCGCTACCGTTGTTAAAGACGCCATAGTAGATTCCGTCTTTCAGATGAGCATTGTTGGTGGTCGTGCCGGTAGTGCCCCCATTGGCAACGGTGCTATCCCAGGTCAGCGTCTGAGCGGACGCATTCATCGTCGCCCGCTCGTCGAACTGGTATGTGTACTGAAGTAGTCCGCCGCCAAACCAGCCGATAAGAGTCTGGTTCAACTCATCGCCCATCACATCGCAGCCGACGGCGGAGGGATGAATACCGTCCTTGGTATACCCGAGCACATAGCCGCCCGTGCTGAAGTTGACGAGTCGCGACCAAAAATCAGCGCATGGGATTTGCAGCGCTCGGGCTTGCCGGATGATCCCCTCAGCGAGACGCTCGTTCCAAGTCGAAACCCCGGCGTAGTCGTTGCGTGGCGGGATGGTCGCCGCGATTGGGATGATGTTGGCGGAGGCCAGGCGTTGATAGGCG